GAAGCCTTTCGTAAAAACGTCAAGGCCGAGGTAAAATCGGGCAAACCTGTCAAACAGGCCGTGGCCATTGCGTATGCGACCAAGCGCGCAGCCGCCAAACCAGCGAAAAAGATGAAGTAAATGGATCTCTCGCCCGACGAACAAGCAGTCATTGACTACCACAGGTCAAACCTGTACCAGAACCGGGGGATGAAGAACCCCGATGGGTCAATTACGACGTTCAAAGGGTCGGTTGTAGGCGCCGATGGCGGCCATATGATCCTACCAACTTACTGGCATGGGCAGGTTAGAGATATTCCCCAAGCCATGCGTTTTGCCATAAAATCCGGCATAAAGTTCCCCATCTATCCAACAGTTGAAGAAGCATTGGCCGCTGAACAGCGCCTGCACGGCATTATGGAGCAGGATTTGCGCGACTATAACGCGCGACCACAACCAAAAAAGATGAAGTAAATGGACTATACCGGCATAAATAAGGCAGCAAAAGTCGCCGATATCGGTGGAAATCCACCGCCCGACGACATCAAAAAAGACACACAAGATGTGTTGTCGACCATGCGAAAGCGCCTGCAAATGGCGATTTCTGCGCTGTCTGAGAGCCGGGAAGACGAACTAGACGACCTGCGCTTCTATGCTGGCTCGCCGGACAACCACTGGCAGTGGCCCGCAGATGTTCTGGCCACCCGTGGTGCAGTGCAGGGGCAAACAATCAACGCCCGTCCGACACTGACGATCAACAAGCTGCCGCAACATGTCCGACAAGTCACGAACGACCAAAGACAAAACCGTCCGAGCGGCAAAGTTATACCCGCTGACGACAACGCCGACCCAGAAGTTGCCGAAATCTACAACGGCATGGTCAGGCACATCGAGTACATCTCGGATGCCGACGTTGCCTACGACACCGCCTGCGAGAACCAAGTAAGCTACGGTGAAGGTTACATTCGCATCCTGACCGAGTATTGCGACGACGACACGTTCGATCAGGACATCAAGATCGCACGGGTACGCAACTCGTTTTCGGTCTACATGGACCCCACCATCCAAGACCCCTGCGGCGCAGATGCTAAGTGGTGCTTCATTACCGAAGACCTGCAACGCGCTGAATACGAGCGCATGTTTCCCAACGCAAGCCCCATCTCGACCTTGCAGGCGCAAGGTGTGGGCGACCAATCGATCTCGGTCTGGATCAACCAAGACACCGTGCGTATTGCCGAGTATTACTACGTCGAGTACGACAACGCGACACTGAACCTGTACCCCGGCAATGTGACGGCTTTTGAGGGTTCGCCCGAAGCTCGCCAGATGAAGCAAATGGGTGTCAAACCTGTGCGTAAGCGTCAGGTACATGCCAAGCGGGTCAAGTGGTGCAAGACCAACGGCTACGAGATGTTGGAAGAGCAGGATTGGGTTGGCAAGTGGATCCCGGTCGTGCGCGTCATTGGTAACGAGTTTGAAGTCGACGGCAAGCTGTACGTGTCGGGTCTGGTGCGTAACGCTAAAGACGCCCAGCGCATGTACAACTACTGGACGAGCCAAGAGGCCGAGATGCTGGCCTTGGCGCCCAAAGCGCCGTTCATTGGGTATGGCGGCCAGTTTGAAGGCTACGAAATGCAGTGGAAGACGGCCAACACGCAGAACTGGCCGTATCTGGAGGTCAACCCGGATGTCACAGACGGCTCTGGGGCTGTTCTGCCGCTGCCACAACGTGCTGCCCCGCCGCTGCCGCAGACCGGTCTGATTCAGGCCAAGATGGGCGCCTCAGACGACATCAAGTCGACCACTGGGCAGTACGACACTAGCTTGGGAGCGACATCGAATGAGCGTTCGGGCAAGGCAATTATGGCGCGCGAGCGTCAGTCTGACACTGGCACTTATCATTACGTGGACAATCTGGCACGGGCTATTAGGCATGTCACTCGCCAGATTGTTGACCTGATCCCGAAGATTTACGACACCCAGCGGGTTGCCCGCATCATTGGCGTGGACGGCGACACCGACATGGTTAAGCTTGACCCCACCCAGCCGATGCCGGTTAAAAAGATCGTGGATCAGAACAACATCGAGATCGACAAGATATACAACCCCGGCGTGGGTAAGTACGACGTCGTGGTGACCACCGGCCCGTCCTACATGACCAAGCGTCAAGAAGCACTAGACGCGATGGGTATGATCCTGCAATCCAACCCGCAGCTCTGGCAAGTCGCCGGCGACCTGTTCATCAAGAACATGGATTGGCCAGGCGCCCAAGAGATGGCCGAGCGGTTTGCTCGCGTCATCGACCCGAAAGTGCTGGGCGATGGTTCAGACGACAGCCCCGAGATGCAGATGGCCAAGCAGCAGATCGAGGCGATGGGCCAAGAACTGGATCAGCTCCAGCAGATGCTGCAAAACGTCGGCAAGTCGGTTGAGGTGCAGGACTTGGAGCGTAAGAATTTTGAAGCCGAAATCAAGGCGTATCAGGCTGAGACACAGCGACTGACTGCCATATCTGGCGCTATGAACCCCGAACAGGTGCAAGAAGTCGTCATGCAAACCCTGCGCGACGTGATGACCACAGGCGATTTGGTGATGCAGCAGCAGAGCCAGCAGCTGATGGGCGACATGGCTATGCCGCAGGAAATGCCGCAAGAAATGCAGCAAATGCCGCCTGAAATGGGTATGATCCCACCTGAATCGGCTGAAATGCCGCCAGAAATGATGAATATGCCGCCTCAGGAGCCAATGGTATGAACGCCGCAGACTTTGTAGGTACGCTGTTTTTAGGCCGCGATGTGGCTCATTCAGTGCATCTGAACACCCGCAGTTACGCCAAGCACAAGGCGTTGCAGAAGTTTTACGACGGTATTGTTGATCTAGCGGACAAGTTTGCTGAAGCTTATCAGGGCAAGTACGGCCTGATCGGCCCAATTACATTGCAGTCTGCCAAAAAGCAGGGCAATATTTTGGAATTCCTGCAGGATCAGCTAGATGAAATACATGCTGCGCGCTACAAGGTCGTCGATAAGGAATGCACCGCAATCCACAATATCATCGACGAAATTGAAGGGCTGTACATGTCAACGCTCTATAAATTGAAGTTTCTTGCTTGAGGTAAAACATGGCAAATTACACCTATATCACGGCTTCGGCCAACATTAAACCGATGGCGGGTAAGCTGAAGGGTATTTTTGTCAGCGCAGCTTCTAGCACCCCGACCATTACTGTCTACGACTCAGCTGCAGCGACCACGACTACCACGATTTTGGGAACGTTCACGCCGGCTGCTGCCACGTCATACCTGCTGCCGCTCGACGGTGCGTATGCTAAAAATGGCATTTATGTCGTAATCAGTGGTACAGTAAACGCAACAGTTATTTACGAGTAAATCGAAATACCGCACAGGTGCGGCACACCTGGGATTCTTTAGGAATCGACAATGTCTGACGAAGTACAAAATGATCTAGCGGCAGTGCCCGCGCCGGAACCGGAACCGACGGCAGTACCGGAACCCGAAGCAATTGCGCCGGAAACTGAAGAGCCAAAACCAGCTAAAGTCTTCACACAAGAAGAGCTTGATGCTGCGATTGGCAAGCGGCTTGCAAGAGAACAGCGTAAGTGGGAAAGAGAACAGGCACGTCGAGCGCAAGAAGCGCCTGCCGCACCTGCCGAACTCCCACCGGTCGAGAATTTCAATTCTGTCGATGAGTATGCCGACGCACTGGCTATACGCAAGGCAGAGGAATTGTTGGCCAAGCGTGAAGCTGATCGTGAACGCATGAGTATGCTTGAGGCGTATCAAGATCGTGAAGAGGACGCGCGGGCTAAGTATGAAGACTTCGAGCAAGTCGCATACAACCCTGCACTGCCAATCACGAACGCGATGGCTGAGACTATTCAGGCTTCTGAAATCGGCCCTGAACTCGCTTACTACTTGGGTTCACACCCGAATGAAGCTAGTCGGATTTCACGCCTATCGCCTATTCTGCAGGCCAAAGAGATCGGCAAATTGGAGGCCAAGATTGCTTCCGAACCGATTTTGAAGAAAACGACAAGCGCCCCACCACCGATAGCACCAATTAGTGGTCGTGGCACTGGCGCGCCGTCTTATGACACGACTGACCCACGTTCTATCAAGAACATGAGTACGTCAGAGTGGATTGAGGCAGAGCGCCAGCGTCAAATCAAGAAGTGGGAAGCTCAACGTAACCGCTAATTTTTTTAGGATAAATCATGGCAAACTCGATTCTTACCATCGACATGATTACCCGTAAGGCTCTCGAAATCCTCGAGAACAACCTGGTAATCACTCGTAACGTCAATCGTCAATACGACGATTCTTTCGCCGTTGAAGGCGCAAAAATTGGTTCCACACTGCGTATCCGTTTACCGGATCGCGCGCTGGTGACTGACGGTGCCGCCCTGCAAGTTCAGGACGACAACGAACAGTTCACCACACTGACTGTTGCTTCGCAGAAGCACATCGGTGTGAACTTCACCTCCGCCGAACTCACCATGCAGTTGGATGACTTCGCAGAGCGTGTTCTGAAGCCTCGTATTTCTCAGCTTGCATCGTCGATCGACGCTGATGTTGCTAACGCATACAAGGCTATCGGTAACTCCGTCGGCACCCCCGGCACCACGCCTTCGACTTCGCTCGTTCTGCTGCAAGCCCAGCAGAAGCTGAACGAAAATGCAGCTGTGATGTCGCCACGCTACGCAACTGTCAACCCAGCTGCCAACGCTGGTCTGGTTGAAGGCATGAAAGGTCTGTTTAACCCAACCGACACTATCAGCCGCCAGTTCAAGAACGGCATGATGGGCACCGGCGTTCTGGGCTACGACGAAGTCAACATGTCTCAGTCGATCAAGCAGCACACCAACGGCGATTGGGGCACCACCATCACCGTGACTTCCACTGTCACGACTGAAGGTCAATCCACTTTGCCAATCAGCTTCACTGGTTCGAGCAAGACTTGGAATGTCGGCGACGTGTTCACCATCGCTGGCGTGTTTGCCGTCAACCCACAGACCCGTGAGTCCACTGGTTCGCTCCAGCAATTCACCGTGACTGCCGCTGCTACTGGTTCTTCGACTGCAACTCTGTCGATCTTCCCAGCTCTGTATTCGGCAAGCCAAGCACTGGCTACCGTTTCGGCTCTGCCTGCTTCGGGCGCTGCAGTGACTATGGTCGGTTCGGCTGCTACTGCCTATCCGCAAAA